AGCGCCGCCCATCTTCATGCCTTTAGACTTCATGGCACCGCCCATGTTCATCCCCTTGGACTTCATAGCAGGGGCTTTCTTTTTTGCAGCCTTCTTTTTTGGGGCACCATTGCCCAGATTTACTACTGACATATATACCTCACAGGTACTTGGTTACTTTTCTGCGGCTTTCTAGCACAGCACCGCACCCTCTAGCGATTTCTTTGCGGACAGCGCCACCTTGTCGCATGCCCTTAACCGTGGCTTTTTTGGTGTTAGACACAACAGTCTTACCGGTTTTTCCCGCCTTTTTCTTTTTGCGTGCTGTAGCAGCACGCTCTGCTTTAGTTAAAGAACGAGCTTTAGACTCCGGCAAACAGCGATCAGGGTTCTTTTTGTCAGGAGAAGTGCCGCACTTACCGACAATGTTGCCTTCACTGTCGATGCGAACCCAATTTTGCTCTCGCCATTTCTTCAGTTCACCCATTACTTTTTCTTCTTGCTGCCTTTGGCGTAATTAGGGTCTTTGCAATACTTAGAAGCTGCCATGTTGGCATAAGCAGAGGGGTACGTATCAAATGTTCGTTTCGCCCACGCTTTACCGGCAGGGCAGATTTTACTGCCCTTGCTTTTCTTAGACGCAGCACCGCCTTTACGGTAATACGTTAGTCCTCTGGGCATGTCTCCACGGGACATTACCATGCCTTGCACGACCAATAGCGAGCCGAAAATTTATCTTTTGCCGTATCACAAGAGTGTCTGGCACGAAAGTTAGCCCGCCTTCCGGGCTGATCTTTCTTTATCGACATCTTCGGGTCACCAAACCTAACTAGCTTGATTTCGCTTCCTTTTTTAGCAAGAACCGCACTTTTTTTGGCTTTTCCCGGAGTTCGTTTGGGCTTGTTAAAGCCTGCAAACGTTTCACCCCGGTACTTTATTCGACCAGAAGGAAGTCTTTTAGCATCCTTGGTTGTTGCCATACTAAGTTTCCTTACTAAAAGTTTTTCCTCAAGTACAAGATAACTGTGTAGGTGTCTGCACTGGTGTGGCCGACGGTCGTAAATTTTACGTCGCCAGTTTTGCCCGATCCAGCATTGTTTGTGAGGCCACCAAACTTAGTGTAGTCATGATCACCGCTTTGGTTTTCACCAAGCTCAATACAAAACAAGTCCGTTGAGGCGTCCCACAAGATCTGGACTTTCATCCCAATGCATTGCCACCAAATACGTTCAATAGTAACACTCGTACACGCATCGCCATCGGCACTAGGCTGCAAAGCCGAAACATCAACCTTCGTGACGGCACTTTCACCAGAGCCGTCCGAAATGTTGGTCAGTTTCAAAACAGCGGTTTTAGGTCCATCCGCTAGCGTTTGTGAAGCTACTGTATCAGCCATAACTGCCTCCTATTACTGGTCAGCAAATGCAGGTGCAGTTGCGCTCGTAACAGTGCCGAAGATTTGATAATTAGTGGTATTCAAACCAACAATGGTTACGTCAAAGCCAGCGGGTACATTCAACTGAATGCTGCTGTTTGAGTTTCCGTCAGAAAATACTGAGCTAATTTCGTTATCACTGTCTAAGAAAGTAACACCGCCGATGTAAAAGTTAGTGTTGCCGGGAGTAACGATGATCGCATCCGTTGCATCCGCTGCACCACCTGCGTAAACAAACCTAAACACCGATCCAGCAATAGGAGCCGGAAGCGTATAGGTGTTGTCTTGCCCACCGTCTGGAACAAGAAGAATTCTTCCGCTATGAGTTGCGTTCGTAAGGGTAACATTGCCGTCAGCAAGGCTTACTGGGCCATCACCTAAAGTAGCAACCTCTGTAAACGCGCCTGTCGAAGCATTTTTGCTTACGGTTTTGAAGGTACTTTCAGATCGTACCGCACCCGAGAAAGTCGTATTCGCCATGAGTATCTCCTGTCGTGGCTAGTGTCAGGCGCGGGATGCACCTGTCAGGGATGTTTTTAGCATACACAAAAAAGAAAGGGGCAACAATGTGCCCCTTCTTTTTCACAAGCTTTTACAAGCTTATGCACCGGGAGTGCCGATAACGGATCTCCAATCGGAAACACCGAACGAGTATCGCTCGCGCGCTTTAAAGCGCATGTTTCCAGTATCAAAGTCACCTTCCATCGCAGTTTTGATGGCGGTTCTTTGAAACAGCTTGAAGCCATTAGGGGCATCGGTCTTGACAAAGAACGCGTCAGTGTCTGTCAGGAAGTGGTTTACCACTGCTCCCTCGGGAAGCATACCCATAGACTTGAGTGCGTTTGTGTCGTTGTCGGCAGTGCCGGGACGCAGGTTAGAGTTCAAAACTCGCTCTGCGATAAATTGAAGTTCCTTTGGAATGATTAATTTCATTCCTCGGACAGCAATTTTCAGGCCACGCTCATCGGTAAAGCCTGCGATATCAATCAACATCTGCTCAAGAGATGTTTCGTTGAGATCGGAAGCAGTTGCCAGAACGTTCGACTGATTACCCGAAATAGACGGGTGATCTGCTGCACACAAAGCCGAGCCGTCACCGATAGGACTAGCAGTGCTGAACGCATTGTTCAGTACGCTAGCTGCACGGATCTGCTTGGTTTGTGACATAGAACGTGCCAGCGCACGAGTGTAACGTGCTGCCAACTTGTCATAGAGATTGTCTTCGATAGCTTCCTCTGTGATTGAAAAAGCCAGCGCGATTGTCTCGTGCGAATAACGTGCAGTGTATGTTTCCTGCGCGGCATCAAACGAGATAGCGCCACCTTCTGATTTCACAGGGGCAGTGCCGAAGCCAGAAAGCATTACTTCTTCTTCAAACGCTCTGTCCGAGGACTCTTCGTCAAAGATTTCAGCATGCTCTTGGTCGTAACGATCATATTCTAAGCCGAACAAAGCATTTAGGCCGGGTTCAAGCTCTTTCGCCAGTTGGGCGCGTGTAATAGGCATTGAATTTCTCCTACCCTAGATGCCAGTTGTCGTGGCAGTGGTTTGTGAATCGAAACGCGCATTCGGAGAGTTGTAGTGTGAATTAATTCTTACAACCAAGCCAATGCCTGCTGCGGCAAAATCACTGTTGGCGTCGTCATCAACGATACCCATGATTTTGAGCGGCAGAGTTGCCGTAGTTGCAATCGTAGACACACCCAACGCTGAGTTTGAGCGTCCGGTATCCGTGCTGCCCGTTCGAGCAGACGTGCCAAGGCTTGCATTAGCAAAAACAGCCGTCAGAGCCGTAGCTCGGTCGGTAATACTTGCATCTGTAGCAACTTGGAAAGTTTGCATCGGGTTATCAGCAACGAGAGCTTTGACAGGGAAGTTCGTGTCAACGCTAACGCTAGCTGAACCGGGCCAATAGTTTAAATAGACAGGCTTCTTAGATACCGAATCCATGTACTGAATTCCCATCAACACACCTAGCGCAGCAGTTGTACCGCCCGCCGTGTCGCCCGCTTGATCAATAACACCAGCCGCAGTCGGAACTACGATGCTGTATTGAAAAATAGCGTTTGTGTTGTTAGAGGCAATTTCGTACTCGGTAATTCCGTTTGAATTTGCGGCTGCGCCGACAAGTCCAATAGGACGAAGCCCGTAAGCGGTTTCTTGATTTGCCATTATTTGCTCCTAAAAGCTTTACTTACGAGGACCACCAAAGGTTACACGGGATTGACGTTCTGGTTTGTCAATCACCATAGTCGAATGTGCATTCTCGCGAAGAACGTCCGTTTCAATGGCTTCAATCTGATCTGCATTCTTTCTTTCAAAATATTCAGTTCGTTCTGCAACCGTTTCCAACGGGATTCTTGCCAGAAGCAATCCGCCAACACCAAACACGCCTTCATATTTCCCCGATTCCACAGTAGGTGCCTCAAAATCCGGGTATTCATCGCGACGGACTAGCTCGTAGCCTTCTCGCATACGGGAAGAAATGTTAGTGCGGTCTTCAAAACCACGCACTTCAGCACGTATCCAACGATGTTTAAACCCTTCTGGCGCAGGGGGCGCGTCTAGTTTAGACGGTGGACTCCACGGTTTTCTTCTAACCTGTGTCGCCCGTGATGATTTTGCGCGGGAAGTTCTCTTGATGGCATCAATTTCATCTTGTTGATTATCAGTCATTGTCCTTCCTTAACGTATTTTGCGTACTCTTCGAGTGGCACTCCCAATCTTTTGGCAATTGTTACTTGGCTCGGGGAGAGACGAACCTTCTTGCCGCGTCCGGACGACTTGCCGCGAGATACTCCCGCAACTGATTGACCGGAACGATTATTTCTTTGTACATCTTCCCCATCAGAAAACCTGTGTGGAAATGCATCTCTCATTCGAGAATCTAGCGCATCATAGTAATCATTGCTAGAGGGGTCAAACCCTTCATCTTGAACGAGTTTTTTGTGTAAACCGAAAGCTGCAAAGGTCATTGCATCATCGGTTCCAAACCAATCATTCTTTTCTGCCCATTCTTCTGCTTTAGCATCGGGGGCAGGCACTGACGGTGCCGGTTGATATTGCGGTTGCGGCTGCTGTTGCGCGTACAACTGCTGTTGTTCTTGAGCTTCTACTTGAGCCTGACGCTGGGCTTTAGCTTGCGCGTGCTTGTCTGCGGCCAAAGTAAGTTGCGCTATTCGTTCTTGCGCAGCCATCTGACGATCTACGTCGCCCGTTTCAATAGCGGTCTTTAGCTCTTCTTTAGCGCGAGTTTGCTCTGAAACTACCCTATTACCGTATTCGGTTATGTAGTTTTGATCTAAAGATTGCAGTCTTTGCTTAACAGAGGTGTTTTCTGTCTGGATAGTTTGAGCGTAGCGAAGTGCTTCTTCTCTTTCTCGCTCCGCTTCTTTAGCTCGCTTAGTAAGCTGGTTTATACGCTTTTGAACGCTTTGGCTATACTTCTCGTGCTCATCGTCGTTAGATTCTTCTACCGCCGGTTCCGCACTTGCCTCGGTATCAGGTGTAGATTCAATCTCTACTTCCTGTGCTTCTTCCGTAAACTCAAGCTCTACTTGGCCGTCATCGGCTTCGTGAGCAGCTTTTGCTTCACTCATTTGCATGTCCCTTAATTGTGGTGAATATCAGTAGGGTCAAGGATTGTGGCTAGAATCTCGTCGTCATTTAAGATTCGTACCTCGCTGCCAAATACAGCAGCTTCTTCTCCGTTTAAACGGAACCTAGATCCGGCATAACGCGCAAAAATCACCCATTGGTTTTCTTCGCACCACCCGCCTCGCGGATATTTTTCGCCGTCTTTGTATGCATCAGGACCCAGACGAAGCACATACCCAACGTTAGTTTGAATAGCGTCTTCTTCCAAAGTCTTGGTGTTTAGTAAAATACCTCCCTTGCTCTTTCGCGGAGCGCGAAAAGGCATGATTAGAATGCGCCAACCCGTGGGCTGCGGCAGTCTTTCGATTGCAGATTTTTCAATCAAAGAAGGGTCTAGCACGCGCTCCTCTTCAGAAACGTATACCTTGGACAAGTCCAAGGTTTCTTTAACTTCAGACATCCATCATTTCCTGTTTGTCTAGCATTTCAGAAAGCTCTACGAGAACGTAATCGCATGCGCGAATCTCCCCCATACACTCCCTGTAATGTTCCATGTCTTTAATCCCGCCTTCCGACATTAGCTCGGTAATTTGGGCCTTGCGATCTAGCAGCGTCTTTCGGACATACTGCACAATATCGATACCGTCCAATCTAAGTGTCCTTAATTATCCGACGATATCTCATATTCTCGCGTCTTTGACACAGGAAATCAAATATTTAACAGCTAGTGTAGCGACCGCCTCTTTCCGCTGCGCCCATACCACGCTTCTTGCCTCGAAATATCTTGCCCTCTTCCGTATTCGGAGTGGCTTCTTCGACCAGCGTGGCGTAAGGAATGCTGCCCTGACCTTTAATCTCAGCCTTGTTTACAGGCTTGGGCGGCTCTTTTATGGGCGCGCCCATGATTTTTACTCTACCGTTCATTGATCACCTCTTTTGGACTGTTGCTTCAGCAACTCTCTTTGCATACCGGCCTCTATACGAGACGCGGTTTGGTTTTCTTGGCTTTGCAGGCGCTGTTGGAACTGAGCTTCTCGTTGAGCAAGTTTTTCTCCTTCAAACTGTAGCTCTTGCTGTTCCATCGCCATGTCGTTCTGTTCTTGCTGCGATTTAAGCTGCAATTCCTGCTGCTTCAACTGAACCAACGGATCGGGGCCTTGAGGCTGACCGGCTTGCTGGATTTGTTTACCTAGTTCCACAAGCTGCTGCGTGCCTTGCGCTACAAACTGAGCCACCATCATCTGGTACGGCTGGTTTGTCGCAGGATCTGTCAATGCCACATTTGGGTTTTGCTGCATAAACGTTTGCTCTGCCTGCTCTTCGGCCTGTAGCTGAATGTGGTTCAACAAGTGTTTTTGTATCGATAGCTGCACATTGGGCATCTGTGAGGCCATACCGCCCGTGACAAACAACAGATGCGATTGCATATGTGCCGCGTGATCTTGACCCTTAAAAGCCTGTAAACCCGTGTTTTCAAGCGTGTCGATGTTTTCTTGAGCCGGATCTTTCGGCGCAATCTCATCCGGCGTATCTGCGCGCAAGATCATGTCTGAGTTTTTAACTCCCAGCGCGTCATACACTCGGCGGTACACTTCTGGGATGTTGTGTATCTCCGGAGCCTGCATCGCCATCTGTAGCTCCGTCTGAGCCAAAGCAATCCGCTGGCTCTGAGAAAAGATGTTCGGGTCAGATACGGGAAGTACGTCTACGCGGTCGTCAAAGTCAGTAGCCTTAACCGTAGACTCCGCCCCCGGCACCTCATAGGGATAAACCGGAGGTAAGCTCTCTTTCATTACACGAGCCAAGATCTTGAACTCGATCTTCATCGCGTAGTGTAACCGCTTGTGAACAGCACTCATCACACGAGTGCCCTGCTCAATCATAGCTATCGTAGTGCCGACAGCCGCGTTTGGATTAGCATCACCTACCTTCATGTCCGTGATGGTGGCGAAACGCTGCGCTGCGTCCACTACAAAGCCCAGTAGCTGGAAAAGCGTGCCATCTGGACCCTTGAACGGCAGAGGCATCAAACTGTCTCTAATCTGCCCTCCGGGCGCGTCAACGTCCCTAAATTCACCCGGCTGTAAGGGTGAATCATCGTCCCTGATCCGCAGGCCGCGAGCCTTGAAGCCCGCAGGAAGGTTAGAAAGCGTACCTGCATCAATCAATTGACGCAGTGCAGCGGTCGCGGTTCGCGATAAACCACCGATTGTGTGGATCAAACCAAGGCCGTAAAAGCCAAATCCGGGCAAAAACTTGTAATGGACAAAGTACTGAATCTTCGTAGTTAACGGGTCTTCTTCCTCGTAATTACGTCGAACAGACAATATTTTGCTGTTTTCTTCGCTGATAGTGACGATATAGGGCACTTTTATGCCGGTTTCTTCGCCATCTTCGTCTTTGTTCTCATAGCCGGGCAGGTCTAAATCCGCGTGAAACTCTAGCAAAGTGCAGTCGTAATCGATATTTGAGGCGCTAACACCGTCAATGTGGTCGATTTCATCCGAAATACTGCTGCTGCCTGCTTGTGAAGGCAGGACAGGAATGTCGCGGTAGAATCCTGCGATCTGTTGCTTACGCAGATCGTTTAACGACGTGCGCACAACGTGTGTAATACACGGGCAGGTTGCCAAATCAGACGTTTCGTAGGGCACAACCAAGTGCTCTGCGGGCACAAACTTACTAACAGGGCGACCTAACGTGTCGTCAAAGTAAACTTTCTTAAACGTACTGCCCGCCAAAGGCAGGTTAAACAGCATTTGGTCGAATTCAGGAGTGTACTCTTCCATCACGTTGGTGATGTAGTAATTCATGAAGTTCTTTACACGACTAGCCTGCTCAGACTTAGCGTGCGTCGTTGATCCAAGAACCGTGGTTCGTATAGGACCGCCCGCAGGCAGAAGCTCATTGAACGCCTGCGCTTGGAACTGAACAGCCGCCTCGGCAAGCAAAGGGTGTGTGACCCCTGTAGCGCCTCTAAAAGGCTCTGTGCGCTCTTCGTAGTTGAACCCTAAGAGTTCTAGGCCATTAGAATAAGCCTCTTCCCAATCGTGTCTGGACGCCTTGTTGGCGTCGTATTGCTCCATAAGATCGTTGGATATTTCCGCCAGTTCAGACTCCGACATGAATTCCGCTAGGTTGTCGAAAAAACCGTCTTCACGATCTTTGTTTCGCAACGGATCAAAGTCAAAGGTCACACCCCCGTCTTCGTCCTGAGTTACTTCTACACCTTCAACGCTCATCACGCCGTTGGTTTCAAGGCCATTAGGAAGAGCTTCTATCTCTACCGCAAGCATGTCTTCTTCAGAAAGGTTCATGCCCTCTCTGTCCATCAACGAAACCGGAGGTCTATCGCCATTTGCCATAATATTTTCCTAAAATGCTCCGATATTGCCGGGGTTTACATTGATGTCACCAATAAGGTCCCC